GTCCTTGGGCTACGTTTACGACACCATCTGGCTACCCCATGACGCGGAGAACACGACCTTGGCGGCTGCCGGTCGGTCGATTGCGGACATAGTCAGGGGGGCAAATTACAAGGTTCAGATCCTACCCAGAGTGCCGGTCACGGACTCAATCAACGCTGCCCGCACGATTTTTCAGAAGTGCTACTTTGATAAAGAAAATTGCTATCAGGGGCTACAATGTCTGAGGCACTATAGGTATGATGTTGATCCAGATACGAAACAGTTCTCGAAATCGCCTCTGCACAGTATCTATTCACATGGTGCAGACGCTTTTCGCTACATTGGATTGGTGGTAAACGAACCCCGGAAGGCAGGGCCAAAGAAGCCGGTCTACCAAATTCCGGGCTCATGGATGGGCTAAAACATGGCAAAAGTAGACGTTCCGAGTGCTATCCCTGCGGATTCCCGCATACAGGAAGCCATAGACTTTCTCAAATTCTCCAACGAGGCCGACACCGAAAACCGGCAAAAGGGCCTCGATGACCTAAAGTTTTCCTCTGGTGACCAATGGCCCATCGAGGTTCAGAACTCCCGACACCTTGAGGCCAGACCGTGTCTGACCATCAATAAGCTAGACGCTTACGTTAGGCAGATTGTTAACCAGATGCGTCAGTCCCGCCCACGGATGCGGGCTCACTCCATGAACTCCGAGGCCAACGCAAAGGTTGCGGATGTCATTACCGGGATATTCAAGCACATAGAAGTCAACTCAGACGCGGACACGGCCTACGATACCGCCGGTGAGTACGCGGTGCGGATTGGCTGGGGTTACTGGCGGGTCATTACTGACTACGTCCGTGAGGATTCCTTTGATCAGGAAATC